GCATACTCATTATAAAATTCGGCAGGAGCTAATAATCCCGAAGGATATAGCGTATCCATTATTTTCTTATTCTCTGCAACTCCAAGCATACACTGCTCAAATTTGAATTGCATAGGTGCAGATAAATAGAGGGTTTGTTTATCAACTTGCTCTACGAATTTAATCCTTTCTTTGTAAAATGATATGGAATTTCTGATTGCAGTTTTAAGTCTGGTTTCTGAGAAGGCTTTTGCATAATAATCTGCTTCTATTGAAGCCATTATGACTGATTGTCTAATCGTTAATCCTCTTTGTCTATTCTTATAAACTTCTTCTGCCCATATACCTAATTTACCTGTTGGCTTGTTAATTTCTGCTATATGATAGAAATCTGGTTGTAACACCATTGCATGAATAGCTGAACCTAATTCAAAAGATTCAGAATACCCACTTTTTGTTCCGGCTTCATATTTTTCGGGGGAGCCTCCCTCATCTGGATTTATAGTCCCAAGTTTAGAATTGGAAATATAATCTTTGTATTTTGCACTGAAGTACTCAGTATCAGTCATTTTAATTAACTGTATAGAGCCAGGTACTATTGTAATTTCTGCCATTATAACATATTTACTATGAAAGTTTTTGCAGAGTCATGTCTTCTACTATATACACCATAGATACCATCGGAATTATAAATTACATAGACTTGCATAGTTCGTATTTTTTCATTATTGTTTCAATCTTAAGATTGTGGACCCGAAGATTTGTCTTGTGATGTCTGTTCTGAGGAGTATCCATCAACAAACAGGGTATACCGTGTAGTTGACATTCAAGGAATGTTTCATATTTATCATCAATAAATAATTCACAACCAAGAGATTTTAATACATCAATTTTACTCTGACCCCAGCCAACATGTGTTACTTTGCTTCTTCCTGGAATATGTCTTAATTTCATTACATCCTTTGTCCACTGAACAGGGACGCTTCTTGCAGATATATAACCTGCAGGTTGAAAATTAGGAGCATGCTTAACTTTGAGGGCTAACCAGAAAGAACGATCTTTTTTTAATTCTGCCAAATGATCTTTAATATCTTCAAAAGGCATCCAATCGGTTGGCATTGGTACATTAAATCTTTTAATATACGCTTCATGCCAAGCTAAAACTACGTCGTCTATATCTAAATAAATCTTCATCTTGTTTCTCTTAATTATTTAGTTTATTTTATTATTCTTCAATGGTTTTAGCTGGTATACCCATCCTCATACCCATCCTCATACCCATCATCATTTCCATTATCATATCCATCCTCATATCCATTATTGTAACCTTTTTCTTCAGAATCGGCTTGTTTGTCAGCATACCCTTCCGAGTAACCTTGCGAATAACCTTCATCATATTCTCTTATAAGAGCTTCAGTAATATCTGGTTCTAACAAATCTAGCAACTCTTCAATAAGTGCATCTCCTTCATATTCAAATCTCTCATAGAGAAAATTTGTGATTATTTTTTTCATGTGTAATATTTTTCTAATAGTTCATAAAAAAATTTCTTGGGTATGAGAGCATATTCTCCATCCGAAGTTATATTAATATTGCCTTCTTTCTTTACCTGTATGTTCCATAAAATACACAATGGTTTATCTGTAAGACCAACCTCAGAATTAATTTTCTTAATACTTGGTGTTGTTTGTGTTTTCTTTGTTTGGATATAACAAGGTAATATTTCATCAGGATCGGCAATGTCAATTTTCATATCATCTAATTTCTTAGATTCACTCCTGGCTGTACACAGGTTCTCATTTCCAGTTATCTCTTTTAATTCGTTAACTATCTGTCTCTCATATGCATTACCCTTTTGTTTAGAATAAGCACCTGAGCGTTTCTTTTTAGATTTAACCTCAGCTACTCCTTGCAACTCGTCCTCTACTCAGGGGATTGTAGCAATTGAAGCATCTTTCTTTTTTCCAGCCATTCGTCTATTAACTTAAATGTTTTTAATGTTCCATACTTTTTTACATAATCTGTAAAATCCTTTACTTTGGGAACTAATAAGACCTGCAAATCATTAACTTGTTTGCGGATCTTATTAGCAGCCCTCACACCAGGTAAATCTCTATCATACAGTAGATATACGTCTTTAAACTTATGTTGTATCTTAAGATACTGTGCACCAGTTAAAAACAGATTCTCTGAATTGGGCGCAATCGCCGTAATACCAAACTCATATAAGGACATTACATCCTTTAATGATTTGGTGATAACAATAAACTCCCCATTTTTAGGTAATTGTTTAGCTCCCTGAATCATGGTCGCATTCCAATTGCTAAGAAACCTATATTTAAGTTTCGTTGGCATATATAGTCGCCATAATTCGTCTCCTCCACTAGTTTCCCCGCCATAGTAACCATAGATAGGAGACGAGGCAGAGGAAGTTGTGAAATAATTACCATTTAAAAATACAGATTTAATTGAGAATACCTTAAACTTATTTAGAGTATTTAAGGATATTCCAAATGACATCCACCAATTTAATTCTTTAGGTGTAAACTCTTGTATCTCTACTTGAATTTTAGCACGTTCAGTTTCTTTCAACTCATACCCAGTGTACTGGATCTTTGGAGGATTGATAGGTCTATTCTCTATTGAGATAAAACCAAAGTCATTTGCTATAATTCTCAATGCACTATAATAAGTACATTCAAAAATATGCATTACTGCTCCAACAAAATCAAATGTTGGGCCAGCAAAATCTTTATATTTTAATACACCATTTCCGCCTTTATAAAAAGCACAAGTTGGTTTGGTATCTTTACGTATGATAGCAGGACTGCAAAATAATCCTTTTTTTACAGGTATCCCTAAATAGTGCTCAAAATAAGTTTCTTGAGTCCACGATTTAGAAAGTAAAAGTTCTTTTGTTATCCTTGTAGTAACCTCAAGTTCATACATTAACTACAAAGATAAGTTATGGATTATAAACTGTCTACTTCGAAAGTTAAATCAAGATCTACTTCTTTTTCTGGAGCAGCTAAGCCAAATTCTGTTGCCTTAGTTGGTTTCGCTGTAGCTTCGTTGTTTATTCTTTGAAGTTCATAAGTTGAGAAAGCTATTTTAGCACCAATAAAGTTATTTTTTACATAAGGAACTCCTTCCTTTGTAAGTCCGGTAAAAAATCCTGGGAATGTTGCTTCTCCAGTTTTACCGTTTTTAAGTAGTTTAATTCTTGTGGTAGTACCTTTACCGGCGTCCAAAATTCTTGCTACTAATGATCTTAGGTCTTCCCAATTGCTGGCGCCTAAACTCTTTTTCTTTTCGTCAATATCTTTCCCTGTTTGTGGAACTATTGAATCGATTGTATGTTTGAAAAGTAACATCATACTCTCTACGTTAGAGGCTTGAGGAATCTTTTCAGTTTTGCCTTGTTTATTTGTAAATTCTGATTCTCTGCGATCAAAATCCTCAGCACGAGGCTCAAATACTGTATGTTCAAAGCTACCATCATCATTAGAAAATTTTAGTTTTAAAACTTTATAAGTCATAGTAGGATCTTTTACTCCAACAATATCCTGGATTTCGCATCCATCAAATTTTACGTCATAAATGTTATTACCTGTTAATCTAGGTTTTGCTGTACTTTGAGATGCGCCTGCTGTTGTATTGAATGAAAAACTCATATTGTATTGTTATATTAAAGTGTAAATTGCATTTCATCTATTTCTATTTCTTCATCTTTCTCTGTGATTAGATCTGCTTCTACTTTTTCAACTGCTTTGATTGTATCTTCTAATGTTTTAGAAGTTGTTGGACTTGTAGTTGAAACCAATTTCCATATGCCCTCTTTATGAGGAACTATTGTGAATACTTCACCAAACTCAGCAAGAACTGCATTTTGTTTACCTTTGTACCCAACTGTGTTGGTTTTAGTTACTTTATTTCCACTTCCTTCTTCATCGAATGCAACGTCTTTACCAATAATAGGAATCAAAGTCTTACCTTGTTTTTCCCACTTGATAACTATACGATCTTCATACTCGATTGCCATATCAGCTACAACCTTATTATTAAAAACTAACTTAGTTTCTTCGCGGATGATGAGTGGCTCTGCAGCCATTTCTTCTTCAACCTTTGCTTTAGCTTTAGTTACTCTTTTTTTCTTTTCAACTCCATCAACATTACACAAAACATTACTAACAAGTTCTGTTTCTGTATCAAAGTTGAATGTTATTATTACTCCTTTAATCATTAACCTTCATTATATTCGTCGATTTTCTCAACTACATATTGTAAATCGTTATCTATCAACATACTGTCAAAACATCCCATTGGGGTCTTTGCAGTAGTTGTACCATCAGATTGTGTCACAAACTTATGAACAATATTTCCTTCTACATCAGTGCTTAAAATAGTAAATAGTACATAAGTGAATAAACCTTCAACGGTAATCATATTATCTATCATTTTACCAAGAGTTTTAATCTTATATGATGGATTAAGATTGTCTCCAGTATTTTCTGCATGTGCTAAAAAGCATACTTTAAGATCAACTCTCATGCCCATAGATTCTTTTAAGATAGAATAGAAATTGCTGGCCATTTGAGTAAATTTTTCATAGGATTTCTCAGAAGAACGCTCCATGGCCTCAAAGGCCATTAAATATTGAGAATCCTCAATAGCAATGACCTTAATCTCAGGCCTTTGTTTATCAATCATTTTTAAAACCTGCAGAATTTTACTAACATCAGCTGAGTTATATAAATTTCCACTGAATTTTTTACTTACAGGATCCTGTGTTAGAGGTCTGTAATTTTTTTTCCAACCTTTAAATGGTAGGGCTTTACCTGCCACATTTATAATAAAGGTTGTATTTGGATTTAGATTTCTTAAAGAAGTAGATTTACCACTTCCTGTGTTACCTACGACTCCAATTAAGTCTGCCATAATTAAAATTTAAATATATCGTTTTCATTAACATCTTTCTCTTCTTGTATATCTAAAATTTTAGGCCTCTTTTTTAATGTAAGATAAGGTTCATAATCTCCTATTTCCTCTGGTTTAGGTAGTTCTGCGAACATACCAATTTCTCCATAGAATAATAATCCTTTATTAACATCAGCTTGACCATATCTATTTTTCAGTTTGTTATCATAGAAGTTCTTTATCTTCTATATCTGCAATTTTAATTGTTATATTTGCAGCTCCGACTATATCATCACCTTCTTAAAAAGTTAAGGTGTTGGGCGCTCGTGTCCTTATTATATTCCATTTTAATGGTTTCAAAAGTTAGTCTGTGAACCTTTTAAAGATGTTAACCTTTAATTTGGCTGCTGATTGTCTACTTCTAGAGTTTCCAGCAATTCACCCAATTCATTATTAATATTTCTATTAATTTGCTCGACACTTCTCCATAAATAATTTCTATAAAGTTTTTCAGTATCTATTTGATTTTTAATACAACTAGTATTTTTAGGAGACATTCCTAAATAACGCAATGCATCAGACATTGTTAAAAAAGAATTAATTAAATTATTATCAATATCATATTGATATACAGCATGACCACGTTTCTTTTTATAAGATAATTGCCCTGCTTCTGTATTATAACTTTCTCTTTCTTCTTCTTTTTTTCTTCTACCTTCTAAAGCCCTATTAGCATTAGCTGTCTTTTGTTCACTACTTAATGATGCTTGGTATAATACTGCGGCTTCATTAGGTTTATCGCGTTTCATTTCTGCAAGTTTTTCATAATGTTCATCAGATAAATATCGTTTTCCCTTTTTAGAATCTGATATTTTTTTCTTAGTTTCATCTGATCTTTTTAAACCATTATTTGATTCTGCAGTTGCTCTTTTATTATAACCTTTTTTATTATTACATACATCAAGAAAATCAATCCAATATTGTTCTCTACTTATTAAATTTTCAATTTCACATTCTTCAATTATTTTAAAAATAAATGAATCTTGTCCATACTTATTATATGAACTTTGTAAATGTTTATTTGTATGAATATTTCTTTTAAGATGGCTTTTATGTAGTCTCAACCTAGATTGTACAAAGGAAGAGCTACCTATGTAAATTTTATTATTAGTTGTATTAATTATCTGATAAATTCCTGAAATTTTCATTTCTCCTCTTACTATTTCCATTCCATATATTTTATGTTAATATTAGGACAAAGATAATAAAAAGAAATTTATAAAATACTTAAGTTAGATTAATCTAAAATTTAAGTTTTATGTATTATTGTGTTAAGAATTTGACATAGCCTGAAGCGTTTCTTCAATACATTCTGGATTGGATAGCCCTCACATCTGGCAATTTTTTCCCTATAAGGGAAATACAAAGCAATAACAACTTCGGAAGCATCTGTTGTGCCCGAAGTATCTTTAAACATTTTATTATCTTGATGGCTCTTTATCCATCAAATCTGTAATTTTATGTATAGTTACAGTTTAGACTATCTCTTCAATATCCTTTAAGTATTGGTATACATAAGATACTGCTCCGCACTCATGGCACTTCATTTTCCCCAACACCACTTGGTAGGAAAGTATGTACTAGTCGTTGATCCTAATTTCTATATTACTATAGAGGTTGGAACAGGGTTACCCGCCAAGGGCTTTCCCAACTTCACGAAGTTTAAAGATGACTTTAAAGTTTATATTTCATTGAATCAATAATATAAGGTTCAATTAATTTTTTAAAAGCAATTTTACTATCAGATGTTATATAAATTGAGTGATCTGACCTAATTGAGATATTAATACCAAATTTGTAAAATAAAACATCCTGTATTATTAATACATCTTCGTCAGAAAATGATTGTGTACATAGAATATATCCACTAATAGCATTTGATCCATCATCCATATACCAAATAGCTAAAGCTAATGGTCCTATTTGTTCAAATAATTCTTTATTGATATACTTTATTTTATTATTATAAAATTTATCATAAATATCATTTAGGGCAGGATTTGCATTTATATACCAATACCATTGCTGATAATCTGGATTTTGCAATCTTTCATCATGTTTATTAACAAGATAAGGAATTTGTGAAATATTCTTTAAATAATTATATTTAGTAAATATTAATTCTTCTTGCTCTAAACAATGATTACAAGTTCCTGTTGTATCACCATAAATATATTTTTTATATAAATGTGTATCACCTAATACGGTCCCAAGTATTACTTGAAACTCTATATCAGTAAGAAGAACTACATCTTTCTTTTCTTTGTTATAAGTTAATGAAAGTTTATTTCTTCTTTGTGTTACATATCCTTCAGATACATTTAAAACTTTTGATATTTGTTTGTCAGATAAATTTTGATTATACACTTTTAAAAATTCTTTATCAGTAAAATAACGCCGATCTACAATTGTTAATCCTAAAGATTCTCTAAAAGTTTTTATCTTACTTTCAGAGCAATTAAACTGTCGTGCTATTTCTGCATCAGAATTTCTATTATTATATAATTTTAAAAATATATCCTTATCTATTTTTTCATAATTTGCTTTTGTATTTTTTTTAGAATCTAAATTTAATTTTTTACAACGTCTACTTGCTTGTGCAACAGATATTCCAGTTTGTCTGCAGATTTCTGCCTGCGACATACCTTTATTATAAAATTCTATAAATTCTTCATCTGAAATAATTAATCCTTTATTTGTTATTTTCATATTTTATTATTTAATATTTCCACAAATTTAGTAAAAATATTTTTATAAAATTATAAATTTTCAAGAAATTTAAATTAAAGAATACACAGTCGAATAAACTGGATTCCTTATGTTTTCCTCTATCATCTAACTGGATAAGTTCATATCCATTAGTTTTACGATCCATTGATTTTGCATTTCTATTTAATTGCTGAACAAATATGCCAGTGATTCCACATTTATTTCTAAATGAGATTAAATAGTCAGTAGTTAAGTCAATCTTTTCCTTTTTGGAACCAGGACCAGTAATAAGGCCCACGTGATCAATTACTACGACTCTATATTGAGATGGATCATCTT